ATTTTTGGGTAGGGACGGGGGGTGGCTTTAGAAGGAACAGTCCTGGGAATTTTCGGGTAGGGGGGATTGGTGGCTTACGACGCCCGTCTCCCCAGCGGGCTGGAACCCCCTGCCGTTTTGCATCGGGGGGCGGAAGGTGGGGGGGGGTCGAATCGGCGCGGGAAAGTTGGCACGATTCTTGCGTTGGCATGGAAGTTGCTACTGTGGCTCGGAGTCTGGCCGGAGATTCGCGATAGCCTGAAATAAGTCGTCACTCGTTCGCAATTTTCTAGTGTCCGATAATTGAACGTTATCGGACATTAGAGCCGGAGAAGACGATTCAATCCTTCGGCGTTCGGATTCCGCGCGTATCTCATCAAGGGTTATCGCTTCCGGTGCAACTGCGCATAGTTGAATATCGACCGTTTGGACGGTCTCTCTATCGCCATATACCCACGAGAGGACTTCTTTAGCAGCGTTAACCCGTTCTCTATGCGAACCATCACGCAGAACCTCTCGTAGCGCGTCTATCGCTTCCGGTACTAGATGCTCGAGTCTTAAGCGGATACTCATATCACCTCGCATGGGCTTTTGTTTTTTTGACAAGCTTGGGAGTTTCCCTACCTTACCACCCCACCAACCTCGATCTTATCCGATCAACCTCAACTATCCACAACCATCTACTCCTCTAACCTCACCCTACTAACCACACCGATCACCTATCTATCTAACCACCTATCTAACCTCTCTCTTACTCCCTAACGAGCTCGTATCTCTACGTCATCGATGTGCCATCGACTCCTCGATCTACTCACTCTATGACTTGTGCTTGATGCTTGCTAATGCGCTCTTGTCTCTTCACTTCGCCGATCTACGTTCGACTCGTTTGAGACAATCGCTGTACTCGTGTTTGCACCCCCCTACCCCCCTCAAAGTAGCCTGATGTCAACATCCGAAACAACATTTTTTTTCAGTTTTAATCTTTAGTCCTTTATTCAACATTACAGTTTCGGTAGTTGTTTCGGATGCTTAGGTTGTTTTAACTTTTTTCACAAATTAATGCGCAAGGAGTTGACAATAGCAACACCGTGCGTATATCATATGATCATCAAGTGAGACATCTTGATGCGATAACAACTAAGAGGAAACACAACATGGAATCATTTTTAGACAAGTTGGATGCGATTGTTTTCACCAGCGTCATATGCTTCATCACTTTCGGAGGTCTCTACCTCGCAGGTCAGGTCCAGCAATCACACCGCGAGGGTGCTAAGCAAGCGGCACCGGCTAACGCTAAGGCGGAGATTGTGAGACAGACACTACAATCGATTGTTGATGCCAAGTAACCAATTACAACCAAACAAGAGGAACACAATGAATATTTTTGGCACTACTCTCGACCATCCTAAAACCGGTTATGTCGTCGGCCTTATCGATTACCTCGATCCGACTCACAGCGCGGCGACTATATGCGCGACTATTGATGAGGCACGGTCAGCAGTACGGGAGTTGCTTGCCGATTACACTACGTCTCAGATTGTAGTCCTAGGCTCGAATCTCTCTGAGTACGCGATACACGCAGATCACGATCTAACTGATATCGCCTTTGAGTTGATGTTTTAACCTAGTGGTCCCAACCCCTCCCCATATGCGTATGGGGAGTATCGGTATCATTACCGGACTAAACAAACAAACAAGAGAAACACAATGAATATTTCAATCTCATTTGATAGCAAAGCTGCGAGGTCATACCTAGATTTTTTCAATAGCACAAGAGGTTACCGGATTACTGCCGACGATCTAAAGCGTGACAGTCACGGCACTAGTCGAGTTTTAGCGCACCTTCTTGAATCATCAATTAATAATGCCGATTCCGTTGAAACTAGTGACACCGGTGCGGTAGCGATCTATCTCGTAAAGCCTACGCCCACACTCGAGAAGGCTTTTATGACTGCGATCATGGCGATACGAAACAAGGTGGATCTTCCGATCGAGTATGCAGTCCTTAAAGGCTATCGAGGATCTAAGGTCAAAACAATCCAACTAGGCTACGAGACTGGATCGGGAACAATCCAATCCGCTGGACTAGCGATCATGGAAAGCCTAATTGATGCGGGTATCGATTGCTATCTGTCGGTTCGTACGCACTAGCCTAGTGTTCCCGACACCTCCGCATCACGGTGCGGAGTATCGGTAATTCTACCGGTTAAACAAACTAAAGAGGAAACTTATGAGCGAACAAGAAAAAACAGCATGGGACATTTTGGATGGAATTTTTGGGTGTGATGATCGAGACGCTACTCTGAACGATCTAGAACAGATTCGGCTATACGCATCCAACGGACTAGATATTCATATCTCAGAGGAGTGTGCGCTTTTAATACAATTTATGGGGGAATCGTTTACCCGACGATTCGAATTAGGGGAGATTCCAAGCGAACGCGAGTGGCATGCGCTAAAAGCTGCATGTAAAGCGATTTCGCTCAACTAATTCAGTATCCCCAACCTCTCCGCGCATGCGTGTGCGGAGTCTTGGCGATACTGCCACACACAACAAAAAGGACACACACATGGAAATATACAATCTTGACGGCTACTCTGAGACCGTACCCGATTCAACATTATTAAAAACAATCTTTGGCAATTCGAGCCCCTCAGAGTCCCAACTAGAGGCAATGCTCGAATATAGCCGTAGGCGAATTGCTCCGAACGATAAAAAGATTAGCCGTGATTATGATGTAGTCGAATTGCTTGGATTCATGCGATTACTTGATAAAGAACACTTTATCATTCTAACGCTAAATGGTGCGAACGAAGTGATAAAAATGCATCAATTAAACAATGGAACCGTGAACGCTTGCATGGTCCATCCAAGAGACGTTTTTAAAAAGGCGATTGAGGATAACGCTTGCGCGATTATTTTAGCGCACAATCATCCGAGCGGATCGCTAACTCCGTCGCAAGCTGATATCGATATAACCGAGCGGATTAAAAAAGTAGGCGAGTGGCTAGGGATTCGCGTTTTAGATCACGTCATTATCGGGAGTAAAGGCGGATTTAATTCGATTATTAACGGGTAACACCACGGGGGAGTAATCCCCCACAAAAAAGGATACACAAAAATGATAACTTTAACCGATTGCTTGCAAGTTCTTGATGATGAGGTTTCCAACTATTTGGAATTACCGACTGAGGAACAAATAGAAGCTGTGGCACACGAATTACTTGACCGATGTTTTGAGCTTAAAATGTCGAGCCCTTCTGGTCTAAAAAAAGTGTGGCGCGATTTTGATGTCCAAGCAGCTTGGAGAAAAGTCGGTTACGCCTAGGATAATTAATGGGGGAGCAATCCCCCCCCAAAATGGAGAGACACAATGCCGAGGAAAGACCCTTATGACGTAGTTATGCGGCCAGCGATTCGAGAAGCCGTGCGCCGAGGATCGGAAAAATTCCACGTACCGGAGGCGGTATTCGTGCTCCATGCGCTGGAGTACTACCTCAAGTTTCGGTGTAGCCAGCATCCTTTTACCGACAGAATCGAGTTTTTTGAAAAGGTGAGCATAAGCACCGCAAAAAATCGGGCCGAGAAAGCACGGGCAAAAATTCTCGGGTTACTAACCCCCAACCAGAAAAAAAATAAGAGAGAGGCGGCGTTAGAGAAAGCTAAACGCTGGTTAGAGGAGAACGAAACCAAGGAGGAACACAATGGGAATAAGGAAGGGAGCAACACTGCTGAGGATCTCGCAGCGGCCCAAAGACCTGACGGACAGGGTTGAAAAAATGATGACCGAGCTCGGTATGACTCGGTTTCAGGTCATCGAACAAGCTATCTTCCGTTACATCGAATCAGGTTGCAGGTCCCTGATGTATCGGCTCGAAGAGATAGAGGAGCGGAAAAAATTAGCGGAAGCGGTGAGACTTGAGAATCTGAGAAGACGGGCGGATCGGGAAGCACACCCTGGCAGACGCGTAGGGAGGCCAAAAAAACCGAGACCGTTTAATGGGATAAGCTAAAAAAAAGGAGAAATAATGTTAGGAACAATAATCTATCTAGTTGTTGGCGTGATAATCGTAGTCAGTTTGGCATTCCTAGGCTTGTTCGGCTGGTTTTTTGTCACCGTCACAAAGGGGATTCAAAAAGATCAGGCAGCTGGTAAACGTTTTACAAAATGGAACCTCTGATCGCGTGCGAGTACTTGGGGACTAAAAAAAATAAAGGAGCACAATGACAACTGAACAAAAAAAAATGGTGTACAGCGACCCTTGGCTGGACCTTGGGCGCGATTTGATGCAGTTAGTTTTTCTTAACGACCACGGTCAAAGCAACGTTGACCTGAAATATTCAACGCATCTCGGACCTTCAGAGTTCCAGCTACAATTTTATGGCAATACCTTTGACTCAGGGGATACGCTCTATCTAATGGGTTTTAAGACCAATCGAACGTATGAAATGGGCGAGTACGACGACCTTGACCGCGAAATGAAATGGTTAGTTATTAATGCGCGAGAAGCTTACAAACAGTACGAAAAAGCTAGAGACGACGAGGTATTGCGCAGGGTTGGGAGTCTACCGTTAGAAAAAAAATAACCTCTTTCCGGTACGCTAACGGTAGTGTACCGTCATTACATGCCCGCTAGTTGACGGGGCTCAGGCCGTAAGGCCCGATGCCTAAGAGTTTCCCCCTCTTAAGCATCAGTAAGCAGTCCCTAACCTAACTAGAGGTGCCATGTCTAAAAAAATACCGCATCGCTCGCTTTCAAGCAACGAGGAATCTGTTCAATCTAGCTTCCTTCACATTCCATCTGATTTATTTAACGACTTTTCTCTTTCACTGGAAGAGGAACGCATCCTTGCGATTATCCGATCGTATGGCGGAAGTTGTTACTGGTCGGTAGAGCGGTTCGCAAAATACTGCCGATGCTCCGTAAGGCAGACTCTCCGAGCAATTCAGAAACTGGAAAAATCTGGTCGGATTCAGAAAAAAAATAGGGGTAGCCTTTCAAACCTATACTCCGAGATACCATTAACATGCCAAACTGGCATGATGACAAATTGGCATGATGACAAATTGGCACATTTAACATGCCAACCTGTCACAATGAACATGACAAATTGTCACAATCAACATGACAGCCTGTCACCCTATATAGATAAAGATAATAAAACTGATAAAGATAATTATAATACAAGCATCGTCGCTGACGCTCCTCTCCCCACCGAAACTGAATTAAAGGATTCTTTAATAGACCTCGAACCTGTTAAAGAGCCTCTGGAAACTCTGGCAGAACCTGAGAGCTCAGGAGTTACCCATCCCCCCCAAGTTCCGCCGCCCCCCCTTCCCGAGCCGCATCGCTTCCTAGCCGCTGAGCTATCGGCGGAACACCGCGCCAAACTGCTAGCTCAAATCAAGAGCCCCGCTCAAAGGGCTGGACTAGACCCTGAAAAATTATTGAACGAACAGCTAGCGGCTTGTGAGCGGTGGTCTCACAAAGATAACAAAAAAGATAAGTTTCGAGACTGCTGGTTAGCCACCCTACAACGGCAGTGGATTGGGAAAAAAATCAAGGAGCTGGCGGAGAATCCGAAAAAACCCGTCGGCCCGTCCGGTCTCACCTACCCGCAGGTGGAAACCATCTTTCGAGATTTCTGGAACGAAGCCCACGGCCTCTCGCGTTTGGATTGCAGCTTCGTTTCGAAGGACCAAGAACCTTTTATTGAAAAAACGTTTAAGACGTTCGCGAAGGATGAAGATGACTTTTTAGAGTTTTTGCGGAAACAAGATCCCCATCAATTTGACAAACAGTTTGTAAAAATCTGGATGACCTTCAAAAAAATCGAATCGGAGGCGGCAAAATGAGCGACACAGAAAAACTACTTTTAACCACAATCTTTCAATACCCGCATACGCTCGGTCGAATGCAGGAAAAGGGATTGGCCCCGATTGGATTCTCTGCCCCGCAGAACCGCTACCTGTATCAAGCAATGGCCCTCTGTAGCCGCATCAATGAGCAAACAGGTTGTTTCTATATTGATGACATTTGGGAAGCCTTGCCCATCGAGGGCAAAACGCTCTGGACCAATCCGGCAACCCTAATGAATTTTTTGATGCTCGGGAACCCGAATCAAGAGCTTGCTATCTTTGAGGTTGGCCCCTTAATGGAGTCCGTCAAAAGGGAGGCCCTCGAGAAGGCCCTTAGCGTGGCCCTAGACGCATCGAGAAGCGGGGGGGATACCTCTGGTACCATCGCCATCATAGAACGCGCCCTGAACGATTCTCGGGGCTCTACGATACCATTGCCACAATCTCTGAAAGCGGGGATGCAGGAGCTAGCACAGGCGCAGATGCAGGAGGCCGTAAGAGTACCCCTAAAAACTGGCCTACCTCACCTGGATGCTACCCTGAATGAGCTTGCAGGTGGCGAGCTGATTGTAATCGGGGCTCGACCAAGCGTTGGGAAAACATCCCTTGTTACTCAAATCCTAGTTGAGGCGGCCAAAGCTGGAACCCCGACCCTCTTTTACACGGGCGAGATGCTGGTCCAAGCAATCAACCGCCGAATACTATCTCAGCAAGCAAAAATCTCGTGGGAACACACAATTGCGCCTGATAAAATCCTTGATGAGAGCATTCGAAGCCGCGTTTATCAAACGATGGAAAGGTTACAGGCTTTGCCCGTCCACAATCATGCGTTCCACAATCGGGATATCCAGCAACTATGCGCCGATGCCAAACGCTTTGTTTACATTCATAAGGTAAAAATCATCTGTTTTGATTATCTACAACTGATTAATGGAACCAAGGAATCGCAACGCCAAGGTCGGTACGCGGAGGTATCCGAGATATCAACGGCCTTAAAGCAACTAGCTACCGAAACTGGGACGGTGGTAATTGCTCTTGCTCAGTTTAACCGCTCGTCGGAGCAGCGAACCGACAAAAAACCTACGATGAGCGATTTCAGGGATAGCGGTAAAATCGAGCAGGATATGGACATGGGCTGGCTAATGAGCCGCCCCGATTTAGGTTCATCTACCGTGTTGTTTCAAGTTGCGAAGAATCGCAACGGGAAAACAGGGGAGTTTAACTTGGATTTCAGGGGAGAACATTTTTGGTTTGAGCGGTCTAGGGATGTTGAGGCAATTCCGTCTCAAGAGTCGCCAAGGCCGCGGAGTCGGTACAACAGAGAGGAGTACTAAGCATGGAAAAAGAAACAACATCAGACCGGAACGACGACCGCAACGTCGATCGACACTGGGATGAGAATAAAAAAGAATTGGAGATTATGGATATAGTCAAAGACTGCCTGATGAACTTTGGAGACGTTGAGGACGTGATTTCGGAGCTAAGAAGATTTCAGTTAGGAGAGCTGCCACCACCTCCAAAATCTAAAAGTCTTTATGAAATTGGCAAAGAACTTCAAGAACGAATTGATAGGGGGGACCGATTAACAACTGAAACAGCAGAGCGTTACCGGCTATTGAAGGCAGTTGAATCGTTATTAAATCACGCACTTGATATGAAAGATTGGGAGCGGGTTGGAATCGCTATCGACGTTTTAGAAGAACTTAGAGAAACATCCTTCCAGTGTGAGCCAATTAAAGACCTTTGGAACGAGAAACTTAAATTAGCTTATGATTTGTTTTAATTAAAACAGGAGATGAAACCATGACAGACGATCAAAAAGCAAAACAACTTATCGAGGAAAGCGAGGAATCTTTGCGGCAAAAAAACGCGTGGAAGCTTGGAGTGCGAAAGTTTGAGGAAGACGCAACGACTCACATCCTCGCTTATCGAGCGCACCAGGAAAAGTACATACTGAAAGCTGTAGAGAGCCTCTTAAGCGAAGCGATTGACAAAGACGATATCCGCCTAGTCGTTATTGCTCGGGAAACGTTAAAACTATTGCGAGAAAAACCAAAAACCGATCTTAATTTTTCGGATGTTTGGGGACCTGATTTAGTTGCTGTTGATTGGACAAAATAACGATTAAACGATTAAACGATAAGGGAAACCATGACAGACACATCAGTTGTAAACATGATTCGAGTGCGCGGCGAAGTAAAATCAGTTGAGGAGTTTTGGAGCAAAGACGGACGCTCCCTTTCGAAGATACGGATTGACCTAGACCTAACCAAATTCGGGCAGAACTTTGCTATCTTAACAATCGACGGAGAGCTTGCGAAACACGCTAGAATCGGGGCAATTGTTGAGATAAAGGGCAAACTAGGCGGCAAGGAACACAACGGAAAGGTGTTCGGAGATGCTAGGGTGACTGACATCACTGAGATTCAACCACCCGCCAAAGCACATCCGAACGATGATGAGTTTTTACCGTTCTAATTGAGAGGCAGTAATGGAATTAACCGACACACAAAAAAAGAAAATCGAGATTCGTGACCTGCAAAGTTTGGGTAAATCATTATACGGCGACCTACAAAAAAACGCTCGAATGATGAATGCCCTGCTGGTGCGAGTAGACGAAAACGACGAAGCAGCAATTCGGAGATTGAACCAATTCAAGCACGAACAGCTATATTTGGCGGAGAAAATCTACAGATGCCACGAAAGACTAGGCGAATTAGGAGAAGTATTGTACCTAAAATGGCCGTTGAATCGGTTTGCTGAGAAACAAAGAAAATGGATTGAAAGCGTTGGGAGGCCACAATGATTCCGGGAGCTGCGTTGTTGATACGGAAACAACGCGCCGTCCGCGAAATGCAGTTTGAGCTTGCGGAATGGACGCGAAGAGAAGAACGCTTGTTGATGAAAAAACCTCTGGACGAAGAGGAAAAAGCGAAAGATGATGGCATACGGTGCATCGCTCAGGCGAAAGAGCGCATCCAAAAAGAGATAGAGCAATACGAGATGGAGATAAAGTTGTTAGAGATGTAAAACCAAAAAAGAAAGAGAAACACACATGAAAAAGATAATTGATTGCAAAACAGAAATAAGAAAAGGCGAATTATACCAAATCAAGTTTTACAGCGACGGCACGAAAGAAGAGAAGCACATCACGGACGGTCAAATGAGTAAGCTGATGCGTGCCATCATGGACCAAAAAGAGGGCATCTCCGACCGTCCTGACCTTAGAGTTATTAAAGGCGGCAAACAAGCGGGCATGGCGGATATTGGCTGGATTGCATTGTGCGCCCTTGTCTGGATTACAGTAATGATTCTCGGTTGCGTTGAAGAAGACGACCGCTGCGTAACGCCTGGCTGGTCAAAACATAAAGATTGTTTCGGAGAGCCGGTAGATTACTAATTAATTAAGGGGCGCGAGATGGAGATAAAGCACATCATCCCCTTTACTGACGATGACGACATAGACCGCATTCAAGAGCACGCGCTCTGGTGCGGTGTCATCGAAAGGCTTGTGTTGGACCTTCGCGCCCCACTTGACCATCCCCTTCGCATCAGGCAGAGGGCGATAAGAGATTTCCTCCTTCACATCGACTTTATGCGCGAGATTCTCGAAGAACGGTGCGGGTTCTCGGAATCGATTGCCGTAGGGCATTTTAAGAAGCTCGAAACCTTAGTGAAAGAAAGTCAAACCGAACTCGACACTGGCGTTGTTAAGATTCTACCCGTCCGCTCTTGGTGGGCAAAGAGGCTCATTCAATGAACATAATCATCATATTTTTGACTCTGTTGGGCATAGCTATCGGCGCGTGGGGATACAAGACCCGCGAAGACCGTTTAGGCGGGATGCCTTGGTCCGATATCTCTCAGGCTCAATTAGAACTGCACCACAAATTGGTAATTGCGATGGCTGACCGAGCGCACCTAGACCCCGCCTGTAGAGAGCTTTTACGGCACCAGGTAAAGCTCCTCAAATCCGTGGGTGTCGTAGGCAAAGAGGTGCTTGACGTGTCGCCTAGCGTGCTTTTAGAGCCTCCTAAACCCCAGTCTGACGGGTTCACTAAAATCTCTGATAACAAATGGGTGAGAAATGAAGAAAAAGCAGAAGGGTTCGGGTTCTACGACCGCGATTCTGGATCTGAGTGAGCACCAGATTCAATGCGCTGTTGTTGATTATTGCGCCTTAAAGGGCATCCCCGTCTTTGCCATTCCGAACGGAGGAGATCGGCACGTAGCGGTAGCGGTCAAACTAAAGAAAGAAGGCGTAAAATCAGGAGTCCCAGACCTTTTTGTTCCCATCGTGAACAGCAAATATGGCGGATTGTTCATCGAGATGAAGAAGCCAAAAGGCAAGCTCAGTGACGTTCAGAAGTTTTGGTTGAACTTGCTTGAGGACCAAGGCTATCGAGTCAAGGTCTGTTATGGCGTGGACGAGGCTATCAAGTGGATTGATGATTATTGCGGAATCGCGTAAGGTTGTCTTGTGTTTCTTTTTTGACCCTCCGGATCTTGAATGAGATCCGGAGGGTTTTTTGTTTACTCCTCAAGCCAGTCAACGTAGCCATCGCCATCATCAAAGCCCCAACCATCGGCGACACCAGAGCCCATCCCGTCACCCTCTGGGTATCCAAACCCGTTGCCGAGACTCTGATGACAGCCCCAACCAAACCCAGAAGCAAACCCGCAACCGCTGACGCAGCCGACACCAGAGCCTAACAGGTTAATGTGATTCATTCGTCTTCCATCTCGCTTATCCCGTCAAAGTGACCACTGCCCTCCGCAGGCCCGAATCCGTGGCCCGTTCCGTCCGAATTGGATGCGCCATCGCCAAAAGCGCGGTAGTCACCAAACCCAAAGCCCGACCCATTACCGGAATAGCCATGGCCAAGGCTCGTACCCCATCCATAGCCAAACCCTGAGCTTGCCCCGACACCGGAATGAAAATCAGCAGCGCGGCCATCGCCAAAACAGAGAGTATCGTTTAAATCTTCCATTTCCTTCATGCTTCGCCTTCATCTTCATAGCCACCGCCAAAGCCAAAGCCCCGGCCAAAGCCATAGCTCCAGCCAAAGCCAAAGCTAAAGCCAAAGCCAAAGCCAAAGCCAGAGCCATCTTCATAGGCAGAGCCATCGCCCCAGCCAGAGCTCCAGCCATCGCCCCAGCCAGAGCCAGAGCCATTGCCATCGTTTAAATCTTCCATTTCCTTCATGCTTCGCCTTCATCTTCATCGCCAGAGCCATCGCCATAGCCATAGCCATAGCCAGAGCCAAAGCCATAGCCATAGCCATAGCCAGAGCCAAAGCCATAGCCAGAGCCAAAGCCATCGCCAAAGCCAGAGCCATCGCCATAGCCATAGCCATAGCCAGAGCCAAAGCCATAGCCATAGCCATAGCCAGAGCCAAAGCCATAGCCAACGCCATCGCCAAAGCCACAGCCAGAGCTCCAGCTAGAACCCGAGCCCCGGCCAGCATCAGTTATATCTTCCATTCATCCACCGCATAAAGATTTTGCACAGCTTCAGGAGTCAACGGAATAATCTCGCAAACGCCCAAAACCGTTATCTCTGGAACGATGACGGAAAACTTGCACTCGTCCGGTTTTTTAACGCCTTCGACCGCCATCTGAGACAATGAGCAAGCCCCTGCCCATGCCCATACGCGACGGGAATTGACCAAGGTAACTTCATCGCCTTGCTTGTCGGCAAGTTCTCCGAAGTGAACGCCGGAGTTAGCTGAACGAATTAGTACTTTTTTGTATGTCATGGTTGTTCTCCTTTATTTTATTATTACATTTTGCCGTTGAACGAGTTTGCAGTGCGGCACCTCCGCCCCCGCTTTAATCGCAGCCTTGAGCTTCTGCTTATCGGCGTACCATTTAGGGACAAGATAATCGTCGGGTATTTTCTCCTCAAATCCTTGCTCAATCTCAAGAGCTTCCGAGGCCCTAAAGCTTATCTTCGCATACCCTAGATCAGCTTTTTGACCACCAGTTAGCCGTCCTGCGGAGTCTTTGAGGCGTTCGATGCGTTTGGCGGTGTCGGCTTTCAGCTGGTTGAGTCGAGCGATTTCGTGCGAGAGTCCTTCTAGCCTTGCCACTTCATTCAAATAGGCGCGAGTGACTCCGTGGAGCCATTTCTCCGCCTTTTCTTTATCTTCTAAGAGCCGTTCGACTACCTCGGTTATCTCGCCTTCTGATTCAAGTAAAAGCTCCTCTATCTGTTGCTCAATTTCGTATATCATCGTGTTCCCTTTTTGAATGGGGACCGGAGTCCCCTTGTGGTTAGCCTTGGAAAGTCTCGAACGCTACCTCAATCTCGGCCTCTGTTGGATCTTGCGACCGCATCACGCCAGCCAGGTACTCGTCAAACGCGGCGATCGACTCTTCAGGAATTTTCGCAATGCCTGTTTTGTCAACGATGCCTTTAAGCTCGGTCACCTTACGCGCTACCTTGGCTTTTGTGTCACGGTCCCAAGTTTTATCTAGTACAAACTCGGAATAGACAGGGTCCGGTCTCATCGCTTCAATCACAACATCAGGACGGAGCGGAAGCGTCGGGTTCATCGGCTCAATCTCTTCAGCCTCATCAGCAGTTGGGATGCCCTCAAGAACAAATGGAGCAACCGCCCGTACCGCTTCGCTCTGAGCACGTCTCAGGAGCATACTGCGAGGATGGTTTTTCCAGTTGTCTTTATTCGTGAGTCCGGCTTTTGTCGCTTGCTCGAAAGTCCATTTGACTCGTGCAGAACCGCCAGCGGGGTGCGATAGAGTGATGTCCGCTTCCTTTTCACTGAGAGAGTGAATTTCCTGTTTGCCACCACCTGCCAAAAACTTGCTCATCATCGTCTGCGAGGTCATCGCAGCGCGTCCTTGGATGACGTGATACTGTCGGCACGCTACCATCGGGTGAAGCCCTTCGGCTTGGCAGAGTAGCATCAACGCCATGGCCTGAGTTGGATCTTTGACTCCAAATAGACCGCTTTTACAGACGACGTTAGCCATTGTTTCAACGTCTTTCATACTTAGTGCGGGGAGATTGTTCGTCATGGTGTTTCCTTTTTAGATAAACATTTCATCGCTATTAGCATAGATGCTGAAGTCAAAGCCCTCAGCGACTAACTCGTCCATTAAAATAAAGTTGTTGGTATCGAGTGCTTCGTGAGCGGCGCAAATCGTCGCCCCATCGAAACGAGAGTTATAATATTTAAGATAACGCAGCTCTTCAGCCAGTTTCTTCAACTGTCGAAGGTTCGATACCGAACTTTGCACGTATTCTCGAATCTCACGGAATCCGTCCATGTATTCGCGCTTTGATTTCTTTTTCATCTTTGCCTCTTTGTTTTTGTGTTGCACCCCGTTTACTACTTGGGGTACAGTGAGTTTCGCAATTCCGAAACACAAGGTCAACATGAAAAGAGATGAAAAACGAAACTTTCTTTATACGCTACGGACATTCTGCGAGATGACAATCACCGAGGCATCGAAAGCTGGCGGAATTCCAATCAGCGTTGTGCATGAGTACGAGACGGAAGGAGTTCGGCTGCTGCCGATTCGCTATCTGATTGCAATGAAACAAGAAGCGAACGTTTCGTGGGAGACGATTGGGGAGCTGATGGAAAAATGGAACGAGGAGAGGCCGCTACGGAAGAGAGTTCGGAGAAGTTAATAAACAGGTTCCGAACTGTGAAAACACTTCTACAAATCGCTGAGGAGCTGGCCCCAGATAATAAAAAACTTGGCCTTGTGTTGGGGAAGCTTTCTTATTCGTGCCCTCAAAAAGAAACTTTATCCGTCCTCGGGTAAAGCATACGGCTTGAACGTCTCGCATGACTTGATGGAACCATGCTGCATCCGTGTTGTTGTGGCTTAAAGCGATCGCTTCAGTCACGGTGCCTTGTTCAAACTCGTGTAGCAACTTTTCAAAAAACTGGCTAATGAGTGGTTGTGAATAGGGCGGGTTCATCCAAACGCGCCCCTCCCAAGTTTTATTTAAGCCATTATCATTGATAGTGTAATAACTGGTGGCATTAATCCATTGTGCGGCAATGTCGTTGGATGCTGGGTCTAGATCAATCCCGCCCATCACTTCTCGCGCCGCTTCAATATACTGCGGAGGGGTATACCACTCGTTCCCACCTCCGTTGATAACTTTTGGGCACGCCATTAGTCGACTCGCTTCGATGGTCGTGGAATAGGCCAGTGGACACACCCGCATCGAACCACAATACGCCCGTGCTTCTTCTCTAAGCGTTCCCCAGTCCAGCCATCGAGGATATGGACCTGTCGGGTTCCAGCGGTGCCAATTTCGTCGTGGTGAGCCCCTTTGTGACGGGCAGGGAGTCCGGCGAATGAGCACTCTAGCTCTGGTCCCAAGTCATTCGGGAGAATCGCAACCGCCCACTTCTGCGTGTCGCTTTCAGGCTTCCAAACGAATCCCCGCTTAGGTCCATCAACTGGATTTCTAGCCCCACATTTGACTTCTACGGGCTCTTTATCTTCAACGAGTACAATCGGTGCAGGAGTCGGTGTCGGTGCCACTGTTGGGGCAACTAGGGGCTCTATCGTCGGCGTGACTGTCGGTGCAACCGATGGCTTTGCAGAACTCTGCGAGTGTTGTTGTATTGCACTCAACAATTGTTCGGCGACTTTGATATGTTCTGCCGAGCAAGCTGTCAAAAGTATAAGGGGAATCAGTTTTTTCATCGCGTTTGCCTCCAAAACCCCTCCCCTCACCTCTCGGGGGACCCTCTCCACCCACTTTTTGACTAAATCCTAGCCAGAAAGGGGCAGAAGAGGGTAGGGGAGAGCTACTTTTTGCCACCCTTGCCGCCTTTCTTCCCACCTTTTTTATGTCCGCCACCGCACGCCATAAAGCCTCCTTATTTATTTTTAAAAAACTGAACCAATTTCAAAATAGTCCCGACTAGTGCTAGGACCAACCCGATAGGCTCACCGACTCCGGTAAGGTTTGCGGGTAGGTCAATTGTCTGAGCAAGAGACAAGAGCCCGGCGCTTGACGCGAAAGAAGCGTTAGCTACTGCGTTTGTTTTATTTGACATAGGTCCCCGTTCTCATCATTTCAGCCAATCTTCGGGCTCGCTTTCCCGTTTGCTTTGCCCACCTTGAGTTTAGCATGTGGTCGGCGGCCTCTGCCCACTTTTTTTCTCTTACGGCGGCTAGGGTATCGGTGAACTTAGCAAACCCTCCTGCGCCCATTTGGAACACCATGCTGGTCAAAACATCTTGCCTCACCTCATCCATCTCTTTCCAAACGGGACCAACGACCTTCTCGGCGGAGCCTTGAGATTTCGCGATATCGTGTCTCAGCTGAACGAAGATAGCTTGATCGCAAAGGCCGTTTGCCTCAAGATTAAACCCCACGCCAATGGTAAGCTTCCCCCGCGGGCAGGTGTACATTCGATTGTGGAACCCCTCATCTCGTATGAGCATCTTCATCAACGGCGTGTTCTCGTGCAATTTCAAATCGGCCATTTTTCATCCCTGCACTGTAGCCTAAAAGGTTAAGAATCAAGAGAGTCACCGCAAGCGTGAAGCCACCTACTTGAATCAAGTGAGCTGGCCTATGGCTCTGAATCGCTTGCGTTGTGAGTGAGGTTATCTGAGAGATTAAGGCACTCTGGCGCGTCTCGATAGCCGCTAAGTCCGAGCGTATCTCAGCGACGCTTTGAGCTTGCATGGTCAAACTCGTGGGCAAAGTGGAAAGAGCGGTCACGTTGCGAGTTAGTTCGACAATCGCCTCGGTCTGTGTCCGAAGGTGTTCGACTACATCGCACAAATTTACCCGCTCTTCCTCGGTCATTTATGCCCCCTTAAGGATTGCTAGTTCTGCCTCCAATGCTTCTACTTTTGCGGTCAGCTCTTTGACGGCTGCGACAAGAACTGTCGTCAGCTTGCCATAATCAACCGCCTGATAAATTGGATCCCCGTTCGCATCCACGGCATCTTTTGCCCCAGTAACAGCTTCAGGAATAACAGCTTGTAACTCGTGGGCAATGAACCCAAACCCCTCTGAATTGTCCGCACTCCATTCCCACTGGCTCGGAGATAATGCTTTGACTTTGTTTAATCCATCAGGGAACGGTTGAACATTGTTTTTCAAACGATAATCGGAGGTGGTGTTGAATGCAGTTGCCGCTGCCGTCGTACTAATTGAACCAATCGAAGTACCCGCCGCATTCTGAAACAATATTGCGGTGGTCACGTCTGTGGCTGGACGCATCCCAATACCAAACTCGGTACCTGTTCCTACGTATGCAATTTGAGCAGCGCAAAGAGCGGTGTTAAAAGTAGAACTATTACCGGAGCCTCTGAATTGAACAGTCCCTCCGCTAGTGATTTGCATTCGCTCAAAGTTTTGGGTAAGAAACGTGATCGGTGCTACTTCCTGCGCTCGTATGTTTAGGTTGCCAGTTCCACGGTGGTGAATTTCAGAACCTCCGCTCGGTCCAGCCGCCCTAATTACTCTAAGTCCGAAATCGGGATAAGTCGTATCTCCGATTAAATCTAAAAGCGACGATCCGCTCCCAGTTCTACTTTGACCTATTTGAACAGCGCAAGTTTCTGTTGAAGTTGCAGCACTGCCCACATTTACAATCGCCGAAGGCGTAGAAACGTTTATTTCTCCAATCGCGTTAATACGAAGTCTCTCGGTGTTATTCGTGTGAAACGCCATAAACCCGTTTTGTTGGTTGGCAACAATTACGTTATTTGCAGCTCCATCAATATATGCAGATCTCGTGGTACCTACACCGGTTGAACCCATTTCTATGCGAAAATCAGAAGATGCAGAATTTCCAATTCGTGCAATTCCCTGAACATCTAAAGAGACCAATGGTACGGTTCTCCCAATCCCTACAAAGCCGCTTGAATCAACCCTAACCCTTTCAACCCCACCCGTAGCAATCGCATAAGCATTCGCCGCAGGACTAAACGCGCCTGTGTCGGTGTCGTTATTGGCCGTATAAGCTGGTGCAGCGGCACTCCCTCCGGCTACGTTTGACGGTCTAAATCCGCCAAAGTTGAGATCCGCTGTGCAACTATTCTGACCGTCTTTAGTGAGGCACTGGTTAATCCCCGCCGCAAAGTCGTTGTCCTGCGTATCGTGGCGCGTTGCATCAATCGCAATTCCAGCCACCGCGTCGCCAGTCCAGCCGCCTGTACCTGCATTGCTTTTTGTATAGGTTCCGCCGCTCCACATATAGTTATTCTCCTTTTAGGTATTGAAGGCCGCTCGTTGACAACGCCGTGCTTAGTTCTTTTTGAATGTAGCTATTGAATAAACTATCAATCTTTTTACGTCCGGCTTTGGTCTTTTGAAGATCGCGTAAAAACATCTGGCTTGCTTTTAGCTTTGTCACTGCATCGTCGCCTTGGCTGAACAAGTACTTAGCAATCTCCTTATCTGTAATAGGGTTATTCTTTGTTCCAAGAATGCTCTTTGCGGTATCAACTATCCAGCTTCGTACCCCACGCCTCCCCGCAACGAAGTTCAAAAAGCTATCAACGTTATCGGCAATCGTTGTTTCGTTTAACTCTCGAATTTGTCTTGCCATCTCTTGCCGTGGCTGAGTAGGGGAGCCACCTAGTATTTTGTTTTTGAACTTAACAAAGTCGGTTAGCCGCCTTACTTGACCAAGCATCTTTGTGGCGCGTTCCTCTCCAACTAGTGCCACCATCTTTTGAAAGCGTTCGTTCCCTTTTTCAAACGGGGCATTGATTAATCTCTGACCTTGTTCTTGGCTGTAAGCTCGTTCAATCGCACCTGCTACTGAGCGTTTTATCTTATCAACGGCTTCTTGCCCGCCTTGCTTTTCTACAGCGTTTACAATCATCTTAAAGGAATCTGGGTCTACCTCAGAACTCATTAAACGCTCGCCCGGCTGCCCTAAAGGTCCACCGCTTAGGATGTTTTGAACTTGTTGTTCAACATCCGCACTCATTCCTTTTGCTTCTGGTGCAGCTTCTTTATAAGCTAATCTTCTTTGCGGCAAGTCGGGATTCCGAGCCACTAATTCATCCTCAATAGTCTTAAGGAGCTTCCTTCCTGGAATATCTGCAATTTTTATTTGCGTTTCTTCTAGGTATTTTCGTGGGTTCTTTAATGCTTGTTTTAATTGCGAGGCTACTTGGTTCGCAACTTCTTGACTTCTAATATCTGGAGCCGCTTCCCCCTTCGGATAGGTTGTAGCAATATAATTGCGGGCAAGAGATTGATAAGTAGGATCTTCTGATGCCCGTGTAATTTCAGGAGAAAATTCAATCTTTGGTGGCAATGCTTCCTGTCTGTATGGTTGATTTATCCCAAACTGACGGGGGACCTCTTCTTGTCCATATTCATTAACAACGCGATAAGGGACCTCTTCCTTAAATGCTCCCTGATAGATTTCTTTGCCGCGGGCTGATAGTGCCTGTTGTCCTTTTTGCAATGTTTCTTCAAGAGCTTCGTATCCTTCTCGCTGAGATGGTAAGAAGCCTTCTGATTTACCCAAAGGCTCCATAATCATTCCCATCTGCTGATTAAGAGTCTCAGGGGAGGTCCGACCCTCTAATGCCTGAGTAGCAATTTCAAGCCCTGCTGGTCCTTGAGCATACGTTCCAGCAATACCTTGGGTAACTGGCCCTAGTGATTCGGCAACGGTCTCCATTCCGCCTTGTCCGGCTTCTGCTCCTAATCTTTGGGACTCAATAGCTTGTTGAATCTTTTCGGGTGTCATGGCTGCCACTTCTTCCTTGCCGAGCGTTTCAACTATTTGTTGTTCGCCTGGCGTTAGAGCGGTACTAGGCATCTTTGTATTTGGAATCCCAAGCTTTGAGCCTAAATACGAAGGTAGTCCAGTTCGACTAAGACCACTGCCCAATGCCATCATTCCACCAGCACCAGCCGCCTCAACTCCGCCACTTAAAATACGTTCGACCATATCCGCCTCGGGGCTAGGTCGAGAAGAACCTTTCACAAATGATTCAAGTAAGTTAGTAATAACCGGAGACTTTAAGGCAGCTTCTCCGCCTTTTGATAATACTTCTTGTATTACAGGAAGAGCTTTGCCAGTTGCTTGTGCAGCTTCGCCTAGTCCTGCGGCCCTCTTATAAATGCCCATTGGGGTAAAGGCCCCAAGAGCTTCATATCCTAATGCAGTTTTCGGGTTTTCTTGCCGATACTGATTTGCAAGGTTTCTTAGGTCAGCCGCTTCAACATTTGGGATAAGCCCTGCCAATGCATCAAGAGTGTAATCTCCTGCAGGAGAAAACGCGCTTCCCATTGCAAGGATATTACCTGCAAAATCTTTGCCTCTTTCCGTTGCCCAATCCTGTATCCCTGAAAAATATCCAGTATCTTGAGGACCGTCATCAACTTCAACGTCAACTATTGAGCCGTCATCTAGTTCGACTGTAACAATTTTTTTATTTGCCATGTCGTTACCTTACGTTAATGATTCTGGCCGAGCTGCCAAATTTTTTAGCGATATTGGCTCTTAGGTCATCAGATATCTTCATTCGCCCAGTACTTTCTGCTAATGACGTCCCTCCACCACTTTCCATTAATTCATCCATTGCGTAAGACCTAATTGGCTTGGTTGAGCCATTTAAGTAATCGCTACGGAATTGCTCATTCCCCTTATCTAATTGGAGAAGAGTTGCATTTGAAAAGCGTTGTTTTGCTTTCATTAGTGCATTCAAGCCCCTTAATTGTTCTGCTGTTAAAGGAGTAGATACCCCTAAATAACTTGCTGCATTATTTTTTAAATTTCCTAATTTGGAATTTAAAATTTGCCACGCCGCATCAAGTTCTTTTGGGTATACAACGCTATTGTCAAGACCTTGAATGAAAAGCTTTACCCCTGTTTGTTGAGCATTTAACAATGCGGGTTTACTTAAAGGCTGTCCAAGCTCGTCTGTGGTTGTGTTTAAAAGCCGTATTGCACTTTTAACCGAATCCTTTGATCTGGTTGCCGAATTATATTGATCGCGATGGGCTGATAAGTACTGCTGGTCTGCTTCTTGAATAAGTTGCTGATTAGCTCTTTTTGTTTCTCTCTCTGCTCTATTAAGGGTTGCTCGTCCTGATATTCCTGCTATTTCTTCCGGGCTCATGGTTGCTGCTTGAGTGGGCGTAGCCGTTGGAGTTGCAAGAGCTTTTGCCACTTGGTCGGTTGATGGAGTTGTAATCGTAGTCGCATAGTCCTCAGCGCGTTTTTCAGCATCTGGAACGCCTAAAATTTTCAGAGTATCTCTAACTTGGGCAGGGGTTGTCACTCCTTCAACTATAGAATCGCTTGTCGGACTAGCACTAAAAGATTGGCCCAACTTTCCTAACTCAGACTGAAGGCCCTCAACTGTACTATTTAAATTGGCTTTTTTCGTTTCTAGTTCAATCAATCTACGATTGAATTGGTCGAGCTGGTCAGGAGTAAACCCTCGTACGTTTGTATTTTTTAGTTGATTGATTTCTCTTTCTATCGCATCTCGATTTCTTTGTGTTAAAACGGCTTGGCTAGTTAATACCTGTCGTTGTTGATTAATATTTGGAGCGGCAAATTTTTGTTTGCTAGCTTCAACCTCGGCTGCTTTTATTTCATTTGCTCGTTGACGAATTTGAATATCGCTTGCGCCCGACTCAATATCTTGTTGAAGCTTATCTTTTAAAAATGCTAATTTTGCATCTGCCATTTCTCGCTGAGATTGAACCGCAGCTTTCCTAGCTTCTAGGTCAGCCAGTTTGAATTGGCTTTCCTGTTCTTTTGCCAGCAACTGCCCCGCAACCCCCGCCATTGCTGGATTTTGCCGCATAAACTCGGCTAGGCGTTCGTTTCGAGAAAGAGGGGTAGGGGTTTCTGGAGTTACGCCCGGGATATTCACCGACGCACCCGCTTCTGGTGTTGTTTTTACTGCGGCTGTTGCAGGTTGTGCTCCTGAAAATATTTGATACAACTCCGAGGTAGCTTTCTGCTTTGCTGCCTCATCCGATGCCTTGCCGTATCCTGTAGCCACCGCTCCGAGAATACCCGCAAGCATATTATAACGGCTCGCCCTCTCTCGTTCTTCGCGGCTTGCTCCAGCCCGTGGTGTGGCCCTAAAGGACGATGCAAGGCTACCCAATACTTGTGGCCAAACGCTTGGCCCTGTGTAACCTGTAGGCCCGCTACTGCTGCCGCCGAAGATGCTCCCAAGCGAGTCCATGATACCGCCGCCTTCAGATACGGGGTTTTCTGAAACAGGACTATCGCTGCCGAATATGGACGATAAAAATCCGCCGCCCTGTCCTCCGGTTGTCGGTGCGGTTCCGCTGCTGAAGATTGGCCCTAGAATTCCACTTAAGCCACTTGCTGCGCCTCCGGCGTTGCCTTGGCTCGCGTTGTATGCGGTCAGTCCGAGATTAAGAATATCAGCTAAATTTATTGCCATGTTAAACCCTTATTGCTGAAAGCCTACATCAATTCCGCTTGGTCCACCTTGAATTGTATTCTGGGCAATTTCTTGGAGACGGCCTGGGTCGATGTTAAATCTCCTTCCCATTTCTTGGAGAGACTCAATCCAGCCCCCTGTCCTTCCGGTTATTTTAGCTTTTTCGAGAGCTTCGATTGATGCCGGATCTTGTCCCGCGTTCGCTGCTGCAACCTTAAGCCGATTTATGGCTTCGTTTGCTTTATTACTACGTACTAGTTCGGCAAAATCGCGCTTATCTTTTTCGGTCAGCCATTTAAAGTTTTTAAGAGTCTGATTAAACTCTATACGCCATTGTTTCTCTGCTTGTGTTTGTTTGCGTAAAGCAAGCTTCATTTCTTGGTCAAACTGCTCTTGATTAATTCCGAGCTTTCTCATTTCAAGCCCAAAATTACGGTAGGATTCCTTCTCGCTCTGGTTTGCAGCGATTAAAGTATTCCGCTCTTGGCCTGTTAGGTTCAATCGAGCTAGTCCTGCGCTGGTATCTCGGTCAAAGCCCATTTTGTTGAGCTCACCAGCTTGCCGTAGCTGTTCGCCAGCAAGAGGGGTGATGGCTCCGATAGCTCCCTGAATTTCACCTGCTCGTTGCTGTTGCGCTTGGAGTTCGGCTTGATATCTCTGCTGCGCTTGGTTCATCAAGTTCTGAGTCGAAGTGTTTGCAACGTTTCGCGCTTCGTTTCTTAGACTTGCTTGTTCGTCGGCAACCTGTTTGTTAAGAGCTTGCATCTCCCTCATGTAAGCTTCGGAGCCTACTGGGATGCCTCGGTTTACCAGCTCGGCTTCCCGTTGCGCTTGCCGCTGTTGCTGCATCTCGCCTACGCCTGTTTGTAGGTCGGCAAGAGTCTGCGAATAGATATTGTTAAAGAATTGGCCCGCTTCTTCCTCGGTCGGCATCTTTGTTGTCGGTGTCCATTGTCCCGCGGTCTGTAGATTGCCCATCAATGAGCTGATAAGATTAGGGTCAACGTACGTCTGAAGGTTTGCGGTATAATCCCCAATGTTTGTATCAAACAAATCGCCTTCGCTTGGAAGTTCGGGCAAGGGTTGATACGTTGGCCCTTCTTCTGGTGCCGCAGTGGTTGTAGGTGTAGTTGTTGGAGCTGTAGTCGTCGCGCCTTGGTCAGCTGGCGGTGTTGTTGCTGCGGGTGGCGTAACAGTCAACCCTCCGCCTGTTGGAGGTGGAACCTTAGTTCGGGTCTTTATGGCGTTCTGGATTTGCCCCGCAAGAGCCCTACGCCGTTGCATGGATGCTGCATCGGATTTGCCCGCTAGCCCTCGGTATTCCGTCATCGCTGTGTTGTATGGGTTAGTTCCATAGTCCAGCGGTGGCGGTGTAGTAGGGGTTTTGGTCGTCGCTGCCGCTGTGGTAGGCTTTGCCTTCGGTACCGGAGTCGCAACGGGTCGAGGGTTCATTGGGTTTGTGCGAGGCACTGCCATGTTTAGGCCCTTCTGTTAAATTGGGAAAGGATCTGGTTTATTCGCGTTTGCATGTCAGGGGTGTTAAATGCGCCAAATTCAGGGATGTTGCCTTGCGGGAAAACAGGCATACGATTGCCCGGGTTTACTGGCATCTGCCCCATTCGGTCGCCTGGCATGTTGGCTGGACGCTGTGGCATATTCGCGGGCATTCCGGGCAACCCTCCTGCTTGCGCCATTCTATCGCGAGACTGCTGCAACGAAGGAGCTGCAACGGTACCCGGAGGGACTTGCCCACGCCGCTGAGCCTGAAGCCCACGGGCAAGTTCGCGCCGTCTCTGCATTGCCATTGGGTCGCTGCTTCCTGATAGGCTCTGATACTCTTTGTACATGTCATTCGGCATTAGAAAATCCCCCCAATTTCAAACGTGATAGATGCTGCAAACAGTTCGACGCTTCCGACTTTTGTTTCAACGGCTAACGACAAGGAAGCGCACCTCCCAATACTTGTAAGTGAGTACGAATCTTCGGAAGATATCTGCGGGTAATCCCATAGAGCGACGTTCCAAATCGACGTGTTCCATAGGGAGGTACTCGGCTCCCCGATCTGGACAGTACCAAAAATGCCTTCCTGAAAATCGCAGTCAACGGCCATGCTGAATTTTAGGCCGGTTGGGGTTTTTACCGTTGGTCGCGCAAGCGTAAAGCGTTTTGTAGAAGCGCGATTCCCAAAATAAGTGTAGGCCGTCTTTATCTCGCTTCTGATGTATCCGCCGTTATCATCGGTTCCCCAGTGCGCCTCGTATATCTTGCCGCCAGCAGAAGAAAAGAATAGGCGGTCATCCATTGTGGCCCAATGGAAAGCGTGCATCCCGACATAGCGAGTCCACGCCCCGATAGTAGGGTTCATAACGAACTGTTCTGCGGCGTTGTAAACTGGGATGTTTACATAAAGAGCTTGGGCTATCGGGTGGTACATTAAGCACCATCCAGAGGTATCGCCCCAAGTTGTCGCAGCATCTAAGAATGACTTGTTAATTACGTCCGTAACCGCTGCGTACTTTGCGGTATTACCCGCTGTTAAAAGCGTTCCAAGAGCTGTAATCCCCGCTTTGTGGACGATTAAGAGATCGCTTCCAAGGTTATAGTATGCTCTACGTCCAGCTACAGGAGCGGGCAAAAAGAACCTAGCGGCTAACCCCCAATCTGTTGCCGTATCTGGGTCGGTTCCTTCGTATACTAAAACTTCGCCTTCTGAGGTAACTGCAACCAAATAATCCCGTAGGCCCACGCCCGTGTCTCGGCTAAATGGAGCTAAAAACGCAAGGGTTCCACCTCTTTGTGTAACGGTCTGTAGGTCAAACTCTTTTAGGTCTCCGGTTGTTGCGCGGAGGTCGCCATACCAGAAACTAGCGGTGTTTTTTTCGACAAAATAAAGGCGATTCTTATAAACGGTGACATCTATCAAGTTAGAGCTAACTAACCCGGGATACGATGGATGCGATTGATAAGTAGGAGCTGAAACGGTTGTACCGTTGTAGTTCCGTGGCGCATCGGCACCATTTACAAGCACCACTACGTTGTTAAATATTGCGTGCTGCCACTGGTTGTTAGTGAGTCCAGTTGCAAGCGTAGTAGGGGTCGAACCTGTTACGTTTATCAATTTCCCGTTTACACCTGCTATCAGTTGAGTGTTCCCGTTTTGCAAAGGAAACTCAATCAGCGTCTGAACATCTGCGCTTTCGCCCGTATTGCAATGAAGGCGATAACCTTTACGAGTCCGTACATACCCCTGATCTGGGTACACGTTCACCAGCTTTACAGCATAACCCTCCTTCATCTGGTCGAGCGGATCTCTGGTGTTCCAACCGAGATAGGGTGCTGATATGGTGGCGGTCGTAGCTTTCATTTAAAAGTTCGGTTTAAAGCTAGCCCCAAAATCAGGTACGTAAACCTTGCGGTTTGCGCCCGGCATCTTCGCTTCGTTTGCAGCCAGAATATCTGTAGCTTGTTGGAGCGTTTCTGGTGTCCAGTTGATATCAACGGTTCCTTGGTGCTCTTTTACTAGCTTATTATCGAGAGCAATTTGCATCAGGCGAAGCTTTTCCTGTTCGGGGAGGTTGCCGTATGCTTCCCCAAACGTTTCATGGTTTGTGGCGAACTCGTAAATGTCTTGAGGTCTTAACGCTTCGTCTTTGCCTGTGTTCGCAAACTGGTTATTAACCCATTTGCCTGACTCGTCATAACCCACAAAGTCCTTGGCCAGGTTCTTGTTTTCGGCCTTTAATGCCGCGTCTTTTGTGTCCACCCATTCAGGTTTTGGAACATCGAAACCGTACATTTTGAGGCGTTCCCAACGCTGTTTTTCGATGTTTGGAGCAACACCACCAAAAAGTTTCCCCACAATCTTCGTAGGAACGTATAAAGGGTTTACAGCCCAGTCAGGGGCTCCCGCTTCCTGTAACTTTGCAACGCCATAAGCTAAGGGACTAACTGGCGCGAGGCTCCTTGCAACATCTTCACTACTGCCTGTTTTTGCAGCATCCCAAGCCCTTCGCCCCGCTCGTGCTAAATAAGGAGCCGCTGTTGCCCCTGCATTTAATAACGCACCTACTTGTCCACCTGACGCATAACCCTTGGCCCCTGCAATCAAAACATCTTTGTTATAATCGCCCATCTCCGACTCAATTTCCCCGAATCGAGGAGCTTGAAAGCCGGATGGCGCACCTTGACCAACGCCACCTACACCTTTCATCTGGTTTTGAGCTAAAAGGTTTTGCTGTTGTTGTCGATACCAATCGACATAATTCATGTAAGGCATTACCAGTAACCCTCTTTGATATTTGCCTCAGAGATAAACACGCCATGCCCTCGGTAAAGGTTCGACGTTCTGCCGCCGTTTTGTTGAGCGAGATCCGCCTTTAATCCGAGGATGTATTCAGCTTCTAAATCTTGATAATCAAAGCCCTTAAAGCGGTAGAATCGAGCTAAAATTCCTTTCATTAGAACCGACGATTCGATTAATGGCTCATCAGTATCAGCTAAAAACCTTTCATAAATCATGTTTTGAGCGGTCCACGTCACACTGCCATCGTTCCCGCTGTTGGCGGTCGTAGGGGCACTAGCTCCGGTTGTTCCTGCGCTTGTGTTACGCCAAATCTGAGAGTCTGAATAAACATAAGTACCCGCCGCAACTACCGTGGAGGCGGTCCAAAGTTTAGGTCGGATCCAGCTTTTTGATTGATAGAAGATTGAGACTTGCTCTCCACCTGAAGGAGTAGGGACAAATGAAAGCCCTCTTCCTGCTGTGCTAGTTAGTTGGACTCGAAAAGCAAACTTCGTGGGAGCTGCTGCTGTTTGCTTTATTTGTTGCCATTGCGCGAAGGTAATCGGCCCAGTCAAAGGGCTCATATCCGCTGTATACCAAGCAGTTGAATCCACCAATTCGGCAAAATCAGCGGGCAACGGCTGGATTTCAGAAGCAATTAAAGTGAGCGTTTTTGCTTCGACTAACTGAGGAAACTTAAATTGTCTGGCGGCTTCGGTGCCTCGTTCATTGGCTATCGCTAAAAGCTGCCGCACCGTCCCGTCATTATTACCGATGACGGTTGAGGGAATTGGCAACCCGCCAAAGTTGCACACATCTTGTATGATTGAAAGTAGGGTAGCCATGTCGCCGCTTCGTTTATTTAACGTAGCGGAGAGGCAAAGCCCCCGCGATTGGTAAGTTTAGTGTACCTAATAATCGCGGGGTAGAGCAATTATTTCTTTGACTTTACCAAGTCTTTCAGCATTTCTTGCAGTTCTGCATTTTGCTTTTGCATCGCCGCCATTTGCTCTTTTAGTGCCTCAACCTCTACATTTGTTGTCGGCTTGGCATCAATATAATCAGCGGCGCGTTTTCGCATATTCATTGCGCCAATTCCAATTGCACTAAGAACATGGTCGCCAACCTTTGCCAATTGCTCTACTGAAAAGACGTGCGCCCGAGTGCACATATTCTTTTGGGTTTCAGTAAACCCGAGAACATCAAGAGGAGTGCCTGGGTCTTGGCCCTCGTTAAGTTTCCACTGTCGATACTGTTCGCTAAAACGCTTTATATCTTCATTGGTTACGACTCTTACAACCGTGTCGCCACCAGGGACTCTAATTTCTAAATATTCAAGCTGGACCTCATCATCATATAGATCGCGCCCTTCGATTCGGCTTTCTTCCGCTTTATATTTTGGCCCATGATAAAACCTAACACGCAACGCTGAATCATCTCCGTGGCGCATCCTTTGACCTGGGCTCGGCATCCGATCTTCAATAATCTGTGGAAACATATATCCTCTCGTTTGTTATCTCACTTCCCAATGGTCGCCCATCCAAAAGGCGTTTTTTTCTTCGTCCGCAATTTCAGGAACCACGACCTCAGTGCTGCCGTATGTATTGTCATCAAAAAACGTTATGCCACTTCCGGCAAATTGCCCGGTTCCCTTTTCGTATACATAATAGATAACCATTATTGTCCTTTATTAAAATGCGGACTTAAAGCCATATCGTGCGTAACGTTGCCAGATCCGTATGTTTGAATCACGACAATCGCATTGTCGCCTTGCACGCCGGAAAAAATCTTTCCACTTGGGGTTAGCGTCGCTCCCTGAAACCCTAAAGTTGCAAACGCCGATGTAAAGCCTAACTGCTTTCTTTCTGCTGTCTGTGTTAAAGGATCAACCACTAAAAAACTTGGGTCTGAATAAGGGATGCAATACAGTTTCCCGTCCTTTCCAACGGAAATACCTGACCATTTATTAAGACCGCTCATCTCAAGGCCAAAATCTGTTTCAATTGCGGTATTTGTAACAGGATCAATTATAACCATTTTTGGATGGCTTAACGGAGCTAAGTAAATTTTACCATCTGGCCCAATGCAGGCTCCTCTAAATCTTGGAGTTAAACCCGTCAAACTCAAACCAAGATTGCTGCGCGTTGCAGTACCCGCAGCATCATCAATAATTAAAAAGTCACTTGCACTTCGCGGGACACCATATATTTTGCCGTTTGGAGCGAGGCAACCGCCACTCCATTTTCCAGTGCCAGTTAGCACTGCGCCCATTGTGCTTACTGATGCGGTCCCTAAAGCCGTATCAATAATAATGATGTCCGTTCGATTTCCGGGAATGCCGTAAATTTTGTTTCCCTTTCTTACAAAACCAAACCATTTCAACGTGTCAGTTAAAGTTAGGCCGTAAGTATTAAGGGTAGCTGTATTTGTCACAGGATCAATTACCGCGACATCACTTGCATTGTACGGCGCAAAATATGCTTTTCCATCTGCTCCAAGACAGCCTGATTGATATGCATTTGCAAGAGTTGATATCAGATAATTTTCGTATGTGATTGTTTGGGTATTAAAATCAATTACGGGGACTTTTCTTGCTGGTGTTGTCGCGGCCACATAGCCTTTGCCATTTGTTGCGTATACCCATCCATTAAGAATTAAATTGTTTATTGCACCAATCAAAGCCCCACCCGTTGTGCGACTTGCCGTCGCTTCTCGGTCCTGAGTGAAATAATTAAATGATGCTAAAACTTGGTCCCCGTCTGGGTCCGTTGGAAATGAAGGGAAAGAAAATATCCCACTTGAGCTAGTTACATATTTTATCGTTCCACTTACAGCAACGGCAGCAGAAAGGTTGATTGTAATGGGGTATCCAATAAACCCACTTCCCCAACCTGAAGGCGAAAATGGTAAAGTTTTGCTTTGTCCAGCAACAAATGACTGAGCTGTTGAGATTATACTATTTCGACTTTTCCATTCGACGGTGACGGTACCTGCGGCCACTAAATCAACGGCGACAATATAAATAGCTCGGCCCGGAACGGCAGGGATTACGACGGTATCACCTGCTGCGGTTGCTGAGATTACCGCGTGCTGAACAGTAAGCAGTTCGCCTTTTGAATCATATATCTGCCCTACAATAGATCCGAGAGGCCGCCCGTCAAATACGGTCATAAATCACCTAGAAAGCTACATACTGAATACTTCCGCTTACCTGAACAGCAGCAGAGAGATTGACTTTTAACAATTCTCCAACAACTGTAGCTCCCCATGCGGCGGGGTTAAAGGGCAATACTTTCTGCCCGTTTATAGCAAACGCTTGGCCCTTGCTTATTATCGTTCCCCCTCCACTTAGCCATTCAGCGGTAACGGCACCAGCACAAACAAATTCTAAGGAGATTATATAGATCCGCTTACCCGCCTGAGCTGCCACAACGGTATTGTCGCCCAATGATGCGATATTTATCGGTGCATAAACGACATCGAGTAACTCTCCACTTGGAGACCATAACCTATCGACCACGTTACCGAAGGGAATTCCGTTAAATATGCCGCTCATTTGTTCCTCTAAATTTGAACAAGGGGGAAGCTGCCTTCCCCCTTTACCCTACTGATTAGTTACTTGCTGCGTAGACAAGTTCGTTCGGTGAAAAGATACCAATATTGACATCTGCTCCCGCAACTGCTGCCGAGCTGTTGAGAAATGCATTGAGGAATTTGCCAGTAATGGCAAGGTCATCAAGTTTTCCGTCAGTTGTGCTCAATGAAAGTTGAGCATTTGCGGCAATAGCTTGTGCTGATGTTGCCCTCAAGAATCCACCAGTTCCAATCCAGAAATAGTTTCCATTTGCAACTGTTGCAAACTGCACAATCCCAACACACCCAACTAGTGCATCATCTCCTGCTGCTGCTACTTCTAGTTCCCCAGAGGTAGCATTGACACGAAGAATATACGCAAATCGTAGCGACAAAGTACTTCCAAGCGAGTTTTTAACCAGCCTGTAGATACCGCCATCTTTCGATGTAACAGAATCTCCAGCCCTAAACCCAGTTGGAAGCGTCGTCCCAACATATTCCAATTCTACCCCACCAAGAGGTTGAACAATTCCTAAGCCCATAATCAAAGCCTCCTGTAGAGTTTACTGTTGTGCGTAGCCGTGAAGGAAGAGGTTTCTTCCTGTCATGTTACCAGCCCATGCCAAGTACCGTACGGTTGCATCTTGGTTGAACGAGTCCCGCGCCTTAAGAGGTACAAAGTTACGCTTTGCAGCCGTCTTGAAGAACAAGTGGTTAAGGTTGAGGAATCGAGTAATCGTTGCAGTTGCAACGCCCTGATATCCACCACCGTTAATCACTGGAATCCCCATAAAATCAAGATCGCCACCGCCAACGGTGTCAACCTTAACCTCGCCCTGCTTCATGATGCGCTGCACGGTCTGCAACGATTCCCGATACCATCGGTAGTGCGTTCCACCAGCGTAAATAAGTGTAGGACGTTCAGCGTTACGAGTAAGAGCATCGACGCAAAGGCCAAAGAAGCTTTGAATTGTCGAGTTACTCAAAGTTATTGAGTTATCGGACGCATCAAGAAGCTGATTTCTTGCCCATGTGTAGGTTGCTCTGTCAATTCCGCCAACAGTTCCAGAGGTAGGAGCTGAAGAGACAAGAAGGCCAAGCCCCCCAATCTGCTTACCGCCATCTGCTGTACCATCGGACTCAATATCAACGGCCATCTGGTTCATCATGGTGTACTCAGCAGCTTCTATTCTCTTTTCGAGAAGATCGAATACCTGCTCAGGCCCAGTGTTTTGAACATCAGATTCAAGTCCGTTAATTACAACGGCGCAAGCAACCTGCTTCCAGAGAAACCGAAAAGCGGTAAACTGTTCGGTCTGCGAAGTGTTAAGAACTTCGCCCCCTGCGTAACGCTGATACGAAGCGTTTTCCGCAAAGAGCTGTTCTTCGAGTATTGATTCCCCACCAGAAACGAGTTTCTGATTGTCTTTCATGAATCTCAGTAACGGAATGTTACGCGAGATACCATCTCCCATCTTTTTGCTTCTTTTGTACATTGTAACGGTGAGCATTTCACCGATACTTGCATTAGGCGTTGCCATTAGTTAATCCTTAAAAATATCCAGTTTCCTTAGCAGCTTGCATCAAAGCTTCGCGGATACTACCAGGTTCAGGGGTTGGAGTAGGGGCACCACTCAAACCACTTACACCACTGGCGGCTCGTTTTACGGATTGGGGAACACCTTGTGGCTTGTTTAATCGAGAAAAGTTAGGGTGGCGCATCACAGCCCCGTAAGTCGTTTCTAATTGCTCTTCGAAGGACAAGTAAGGATAACTTTGCTGAATTTCAGGGAGTACCTGCGCCATGGCTTGCCTTACGGCTCCAAAGTGCGGTTTTCTACTTCCCCAATCCTCAATATAGTTTCTTAATTGCTCGGTTTGAATAGAAACTTGTTGCTGTTCAATGTCCCGCTTTTGTGATTCAACTGCTCGCCTTTGGTCTTCCACTTCCCATCGAGCCCTGCGAACCTCTGGGGCTTCGCTCATATCGCTATCAACGGCAATGTCCAATAGGTCGATCTTATTTGCATCTGCAAAGCGTTTTAGGAAAGCTTTCGGATCGCGCATCATTTCAGAGCGTTCGGTAATCAATTGCTCGATTACCTGGCCCCGACTGATACCCGCTGCCGAGATAGCTTTCTCATACGGCTTTAGGACAGATTCAATCTCTCCCATTTGTTTTTTTAAATTGCCGTGTTCACTACCGAATCGGCTGATATAAGCGTGCTGCTGGCGTTCTCGCTCCGCGATGTATCTACGCACATCTTTGGGCAATCCTTTCCAGTGCTGGCGCATCTCTGCCGCCCACGCCGCTGGCTGCGGTTCGTCATCATCATCATCTGCGCTATCAACCTGCGCTTCTGATTCAAATTCCGAAACGTCCGTTGGCTCGGCTTCTTCTGTGGGAATTTGTTCTTCTTCCGCTTCTACGGATGCGGGAAGGTCGGGCAGATCCACGTCCAAATCTAATGCGGCTGCCTCTAGATCGTCTCTAATATCGCTCATTAGCGTAATCCTTCTGTGATATCGTTAGGGTTTACCTCTTCGCAGTCTCTTAACTCCTGCGGAACATTGGCGTTTATGTAGTCTTTATTGCCTCTCATCGCGGCTGTATACCACGCTTTTACTTCTTCGATATCCTCCCGTAGTCCTTCAATTTGTTTATTCTGATGCATTCCAACTGATGCCCAAGTGCGATCGTCATCAATTTCGACGTAACCTTTTTCTTTCGTTACACGACGAAATGCGCTTTTGCTGTCAAAGGTTTCCCCAGTTGCGGGGTGCCATGTTGGGTTAATGGTATCTTGATGGACAGCCGGGGCAGAGGAGACGATAACGGACGGTACTTTTTCAACAAGTTTGCCCGATGCGGAATCGTATACCCATTTGCCTCTAATGCCTTGGAATTCCATTATATCCCCTTCGGTGATAACTCTTTAATAGCCGCTTTTCTTACTTCCGTCTGATTCTTTTGGTCGGCTTGAATCACTTTTGAGATTTCTCTTTGACGCTCAGACACTTGTGACGCACGGAGTTTTGCTTCTTCGATATCGCGCTTTGTCTGAAGTTTAGCAGCTTCAATCTGCTCTTTGCTTGCAATCTTTTGAGCTTCTAACTGCTGCTTAACTTGCAGTTCTTGTGCCTTCATTGAGAGCTTTAGATTCTCAATTTGAGCTTTGTACTGAGCGTCCATTTGCGCTAGTTGTTGCTCCATCGCCATTTGCTGAGCTTGTGCGTCGGCTTGCGCTTGGGCTTGCTGCATTTCTTGTTGAGCTTGCGCGTTTTCTTGGCTTTGGCCGTCCATGCCTTGTTGCATCTGCTGCATTTGCATTTGCCGCTGTTGCTCTTCAATGGCTTTAGCTTCTTGTTTTGCCTTGTCCATTTCAGTCTCGACTTCAGCAAGAGCTTTTTCTAGTTTGCCTTTTATCTCGCGACCAGCTTCAAATTGGCTCGTAGTGTACAGCGTCAATTCGTTTATCACTGGCATCAACTGCGGTATGCCTTGAGCATGTGGAAGTAAGACGTTAAACAAATTACCTAGTGCATTAGTTAGGTCAATCGCAGATTGTTTTGCGGCTTCTTGGTCAGCAAACGTAGTCGAATCTGTCTCGATATCTATGCGATAATCGCTTTGCGTATCATTGCGAAGTAGGTCAATTACGCCGCCTAAATACTCTTCTATTTCAGGGTCGTTGCTGACACCTGCCATCTTGATCATGGTTTGCGATTGGAAGTGATTCTTAATGACTTGCGCCATTAGCGCGACAACATCGCGGCAGAACTTAGCAACTTTCCGCTGTCTGTCGCTGATACGACTCATCGCGTACTGAGTCTTAATTTGTTGCGCCCCTAAAGTCTCGGAAGCACGAGAAGTACCGCGCACAATGTCAGAGATACCCGTAATATCGTAAATCTGTTGTTTTTCTTGCTCCATCGCTTCATGCAGCACGCGCAAAATCGCCGCATGGTCAGCCATCGAAAGTACTTCCAGTGCGCTTTTTACGCCGCCCTGTTGCAGATACATCTGGAAGTTAGAAAGCTGAATATGGGTACCATTTGGCTTTCTCAATATGTTGTCTAGTTCAGGGTTCTCGCTTCCAGAGATAGAAACAACCTTGATGTATCTCGCGATATCTTGGGCTTTCTGGCAAAGCTGATTAAGCGTCTCTTGCTGGTCTTGGTAGAAACAGATATCGGGTCTTGGGATAAGTCCCGTGGTAAGGGTAGCAAAAAGAGGCTCAGGGCAGGGGAAAAACTCATCAAAGGTAAGGTAAGGCTCGTCTTCTTTTAGGATTTCGTTATGCCCTTCAGCTAACCAATAAACCTTATTGGAGTCCTTGCACCAAACCTCATAGACGCAGATACGGCCCTTGTTTATTTCCTTCTCCGCGTCTTCTTGCGCCGCTTCCTGCGAGTTGCGATAAGTAACGTAAGCATCTTCCCCGAATTTCTCCTTAAACTCTTTCTTTGTTATATGGGTCTTTCGGGCTACTTTGCGTACTTCGGCCCACGTTCTTGCTGGTTCAAACAGTAGATCCGTCCAATGGATATAATCGACAACGCATCGCTCATCGACAAGCGTTTCAACGGGTTCGCCGTCTATGTAGTAACCCTCATCGTCTTGCTTAACAAGTTTAGGGTCCACGGGTTGCCCCATCTCATCGACATACTGTTCTTGGCCTTCTGGGGCTTCTGGGTAACTTTCTTCAGCTTCACCTGCTTCAGGAGCTTCGGGGGCTTCTTGTTCGCCGCCCATTTCCTCGCCCATACCCATCGGAGGCATTCCAGGCATTTGGCCCATCATAGGGGCAGGGGACTCGGGCAACTCTCGTACTCGAATCTTAGGAACTTCTACGCCTATCTTTGGCTCGTAACGTACCCATAGGGCACCTTGGCCAACAACGAGGTAATCATCAACGGCTTTCGATACGGCAGCATCGAACCCCGATACTTCCACTTGGAAACGTGTGCAACGCTCTAGAATCTGACTTCCCAACCGCGCTGTGGTATCCTTTGACGGGTATCGCCTAAATATCTCCGGCTTAGGAGGTTGCGCGTAAAGAGCGGGTTTAAGCGTATTAACAATCGACCAAAACACGTTCAATTGTGCAGGTCTTTCAACGTAGGGGCTATAATCTTCTCCGGCATAAAGCTGCTCGCTGCGCCTTGCCATCTCGTAGTAACGCTCACGCGCCTTTTTCCACCGTCTTATCTCGGTGTGCAGGGGATGCTCTTTGTCTTTATCGTCGCTTTCGTACTCAGCCATCCCGCCTTAACCCCTACATAGAGAATCTCTCATTCAAACCACATGCGATAAGGGTATCTGATATTGCCTTAAAATGAAAAGACTTAAATCCGCCACCGATTGCTCACATCGTCCACCGCTTCTACCAAGTCCGAATAGGTCACGGCGTTCGGGTCTCGGCGTTTCTTCTTGTCAAAACGAGGAATAACTGGCCATTGCATTGAAATATAGCGGAGTACGTCTGCTAAATGGTCGGCCCCTTGCGTATCCACGTCCTCTGGCCTTCTGTCATCGTGCTGAAGCATCGGGAACGTTCTAAGCAGGTGCTTACAGCTACGGGTAAACAGCAAACTCTTCTCTCTTAGTCTCATCCGTATCTGGTTCCAGCCTGGAATCCGAGATTTATCGCTCCTTGAGAAATACACACCAGCAATTGCCAACGCATCGGCGATACTTTGGCCCCCGTGATTCTCGAATATCTGGTTATCGGCAGGACCTGGCTCAATTCTTCTCTTAATAGTTGATTCTCGCTCTGTAATTCCATCTCGAATGTCAACCAAGGACATTTTTAGTCCCTCATCTTTATCATTCCCACCGTACCATTCTCTTAAAATGACAATTGAGCCTTTTTTGATGCCTCTCCAATCTTCTCCGGCATAGGTGTACCAGAGCACAGCAAAGGGGTGATAAGTCCCGTGGTCGTATGCCCTGTAAATCTTCCAGTGATTCGGGATATCGTCAGGGTCAATCGCATCAATAACATGCTCTTGGCTAAACTCAGGGAAGTAGGCTCCGGCCACCACGTCCCAATCGCCATGCAACCACGCCCGAACCATCTCAGGGCTTCCAATCTCGTGAAGCCTTTGAACATAAGTAGGGTCGGCCTTCATCAAAATCTGGTTGTCCGTGACTCTTGAAGGGATAAACATCCTATGAAGTCCGGTGTCTTGCTCTAGGAGCTTATAACCCATCGGGTTCTCGGCTATCCCGTAACGCGCCTTTACCCATCCGTGGCCCACACCTCCCGGGTTCGCAGTACACCGTATCCGCTTATGAGGCACATCATGAGGGCTTCTCAAACAAGCAATCATCTGAGTGAACCCCTCATCAGTGGCAAAGTTCCCCAATTCGTCCCATCCAATCCAAGTAGCCTGAAAACCTTGATAATTTGCGGCATCTCTTGGGTGCCCCATAAACCTCAAGTACAATTTAGCCCCATTCGGCCACTTCCAAACCTTCTCATTCGCATTATAAGAAGCACCAGTTTGGGGGTAAAACTCGAAACTCTGTCGAATCACCTCCTCTAGTTCTGGGTAAGTCCTACGGAAGAGCATCCCAATCCAGTGCTGCTTATAGACCGAAACATCACTTACAAAATCCCCTAAAAGAGCCGCCGTTTTTCCGCCTCCGCGGCTTCCTCCAAACAGTATTTCAGGAACACTCTTATATTTTAGGAGGTCCTCCTGCGGCCCCTTCTGAGGAAACCATACAAGCTTTGAGGCCCGTTTTAATATCTCGCTGCTTCCGTTCATAGAGCCCTATAAATGGCCTGTAGTGCAATGGTGATGGATACAGGATAGCACAGGTATCGGGGGATTCGGATAGGGGCTAAAAGGAGGTAGAGGGGCTTTAGAAAGGGGGGTTGATGAGACTC